TCGACCTCGGCCTTGAGGGTCTTGTTCCTGTCGATGAGTTTAGTATGCTCATCGGCAAGTGCCTCGTAGTCCTTATGCAGCTCCTCGTTCTCTTGTCGAAGCACGGCATTGGAGATAGACAGATCCCTACACTCATTGCCCAAGCGCAGGACATTGGCAGCCAGACCTTGCATAATAGGGTCACTCATCGTTGTCTCTGATGCCGAACGTATCATTGCGGACAAGTTTAAATTGGTCGGTGGTCATATGCCGGATGATGCCATCCTTGTCCAAGACGACTGCGAACACATCGTTAGAGAACGTCCCGCCGTCCCTGACGTATAGTAACATACCATAGCCAATCGGTGTCTCCACCGGGATAGGATTGCGGAACTCGTAAATCATTAGTCCTTGTAGTAGTTGATCGAGTCGAAGAACTCGTCACGCATCGCACGGGCTTGCTCCAGGTCAGTGCAGAGAACCTTGTACTGGCGCTTGCCGTTCTGAGTCCACTTGAGAACCCAGCGGTTGCACCGATCCAGCGTGATGTTTCGGTTGGGGTTGTTGCGTCCCATAATACCCTTCGGGATGAGGTCATACGACGGGTCGCAGTAACCGGCCTTGAGGAGTTCACGCATCCGGCCTGGGTCAATGCCCAAGCTGCGAGAGCGTTCGTCCACGTCTTCAGGATAGTGCATCATAGGATTAGATTCCGCACATCCCCTCGCACTCAGCCTGGAAGTCGAAGTTCAATTGCCCCTTCTGTTCCTCTGAGTCGAAGTCAATCTTATCAAGGGGAAGGCATTGGCGATGAAGGAACATCTCCATCCGCAGGGTTTTCTGCTGCTTGCCAACCTCTCGCATAGCATAGTCGAACTCGACTGCCTTCTTGAAGTGTTCCGGGTCTTGGTCACGCAAGCGCCTCCACTCGTCGTCTGAGTGGAACGGGCAGTAGTAACAAGCAGAGCGAGGAGGCTCAGGATATCCGTTTGCCTTCATCCAATCCATACAGTGGGATCGGCGCATCTTCTTTTCGACGAGAGGCCAGCGGTGCTGAGTCCAGGCTACTGCTGGATCTTTCATTCGTTGCATCTCGTCATAGGAAATGCCGATCCACTGGGTGACAGTGATTTCCTTCTGACCCCACTTGATTCCGCAGGACTCCTTAATCTGCTTGATGATTGGCTTAATCTTATAGTCAGCCGTACACTTTCTTCCGATAGCAGCGACAACATCACCACGTGGACTTAGCCCGAAGACTGGAGTCAATCGCTTGATGTAAGGAGTACCGGCTTTGCTCGTCCTTAGTTTCAATTGTTCTTCCGTAAGGTTGCCATTGGTGACCCGGATAACAGGGAACGGCAGTTGCTTCTCCAGCCAGTCCAGCCAGTCATAGACGTTCTTAGGCTCTGCCTGGGTGTCTGCGAATACGGCGAAGTCCGGCATCGGGCCTACTTCTCCTTTAGCTGCCATCAGTGCAAGGCAGGATGATTGCACTCCGGCTCCAAGGTTCAGGACAGTGAACTTGGTCTTAAGTGGTGGTTCTTCAAATGGTGATTTGCTCATAGGGAATTAGATAACTGATTTATGGATCTGATACTGCAAGCAAATTATGCAGGGAAGTACCAGCCCTTGCCGAAGCGATGGGCTTGCTTGCCGATGTAGTTATTTCCATCGACTTTGAAATACATAAATCCGTTCTGCCAGCGCAGGCTTCCGGGCATACGGAACGAGTAGTCGGCAGCCTCTTGGCGACCAGCCCAGCCACACAGCCAAGCAGCTCCGCCATCGAAGTTCTCGATGTTCAACTGCTCAAGGCGATGGAGGTGACCCATACAGAAGCCACCACCGGGGCGACCAAACGTCCTAGCATCCTTGAGCAAGGCGTTCTGGCCGTGACTGAATCCGTGGATGAAATCAATAGGCCCAATGCTCACCCGTCCTGTCTTCACGTTATAGGGCTTGATGACCTTGCACCCGGACTTACGGAGGACACGCATCATACGATCCTGCAAGTCCTGCATATCCTCACGGGTCTTGATGGAGTCCGTGTTCGTAATGATTTGCCGGATTCGGTCATCGTGGTTGCCGAACAGGAAGTGAGTCGGGCGGTAACGCTCGATCCAGCGGATGCCTGCTTCCAGGTCTTCCTCCAGTCCCTCACGGGCTTCTCTGGAGTCCTTGTCCACTCCGCGCCTAGCCCAGCGGAAGTCCCAGTTATCGCCTAGGTGTACCCTATAGGTGGGGTTCACCCGCTTAACGAAGGACATAATGGCATCGAGGGTGTCCTCGCAGGCCAGGTCGCCGTGGTTGTCGCCCATAGCGACGATGTCATATTTAGTCATTAGAGTCTTTGGTCAGACCCACTAAAGCCTCATCAAGCCGGTGGTCAACTTGGTCGAGGATGTCGAAGCGGATTGGGTCATCCCAAGGCACGACGATCTGGTTGCCTCCGGGGAGCTGCTCGTAGATGTCCGTGAGGGAGAAGTCCTCTACCTCTGGATAGAAGTCTTCAATCTCATCGTCCAGGCCCTCGTCCCAGTAGTAGGAGATGAACACGCCCACGTCGAACGTGCGTCCGTTGACCTCCATCCCCTTGAACGTATGGATAGTAGTCTCAGCCACTGACTGCGCCAGTCACTCTGACCGGGGTTGGGAGTTCATAACGACGGCAGTAGGCGTAGAATCCTTCACGGGATGTGCCGACCATACGGCAAGCCTTGCTCACCCCGTGCTGCAGGGCGAGTTCGTAGGCGACCCGCGCCTTCAGTCCGTGGCGTACGTTGGTATGGATGCCACGTCTCACAAGTTCCTTGGCTGAGTTTACCATCCCGTCCTGCTGCCAGTGGTAAGGGAGGTTGTTGTTCTTGGCGTAGTTGACGATCCGGCACACCGGGATGGCATAGGAACGAGCTGCGCTTTCAAGCGTACAGCCAGTCTTGCCAATCATATTGTACGCATTGATCGTACGCTGGGATGCCGTCATCCGTGGCCTGCCGCCTTGATTGGCTTTAGGCACTTCGACAGGGGTCATCATAGCCCTGACCTTTGCGGGGTCGAGGCCGACCATTCGGAGGAGATGTTCGCTCATCCCTGTTGGCCTGGGTGACTGTTGATGCGACGAGCCTGTTCACGTCCCACGGCAAGGCGTAGGATTTCCATAATCTCGTCGTCGGTCAGAAGGTTCTGGTCGATCTCCTGAAAGGAGGAGAAGAACTCCGTGGAGTTGCCGGAAGCCGTCTTGCCATCGACGGACTTCGGTTCCTCCTGCGGGTCGTAGGGTTTGTCGTTTGCGTACATAAGGAAAGTACTGGGTTGATTAGAACGGGACTTCGTCAACCGGCGGTTCGTCGATGATGACTTCCTCCTTGGAGGCAGTGGGCATCGGCTTGTAGGCTTCAGAGGACTGGTCGAGAGCGTCACGGAACGCTTTGTCCTTGTCCGAAATCTTACCCTTGTAAGGCTTCGGCTGGTAGTTCTCGCGCCACCACTTGAGGGAGGCAGGATTCAACTGACCAAGGGTCTGACCCTGCTGCTTACCGAACGGGATGACGACAGTACGCCACGTGCCATCAGACTCGACAGGAGCCGGGGCAGGACGGGGAGCAGGGGCAGGGACGTAGGCAGGGGCTTCATCCTGCTGGTTGGAGGCGTAGTTGACATCAGCACCACCGCCAGCCCACTTCGGCAGCTGGGGAGGATTCCACTTGAAGTACTGCTTGTCCTTGGTCGCACCCTGATACTTGCCGTTCGGGTCGATGACCGCCCAGGCTTCCGGCAGATCGTAGAGGTAACGACCAATGCCAAGGTTAACCACGGCTCGCTTCATAGCGCCAGAGGCAGCAGACTTGAACGGGTCGATGTCGCCGTTGGCTTCCACGGCACAAGAGCCGGTGACGGAGCGATAGGGGAATAGGGGGATGCCTTCGCCACGAGGGGACTCGATGGTGATGGTGACAGTGCAGACGGCCTGAGTACCGATCTGTTTGAACTCCTCGGAGTGCGACCAGGCCTGACCATAGACTTCGTCGAGGCGTTCCATCGCAGCACGATTGTCGATGTAGGCGAGGCACTTCGCCCAGAAGGAGCCGTCCTGCTTCTTGCCGGACGACTGGAGTCGCCACTCGATGCGGTCAGGCCCGAAAGGGGCGCGGAGTTTGTTGATGATTTCGTCGCTCATTGGTGTGGTATTTTGGGACATAAATTATTCGAGATCGATATTGAAGACACTGGCTACGCCGGGAGTCAACTCTTTCTGGTAGGACTGCCACGTGTCGAAGGTGGACTCGTAAGAACGCCAGGTCGCATTGAAAGCGTCCAAGACATCCGGGTCGAGGTCACGCCCGTGGTGCTGGTTGAACTGGCGCAGGGCGTGAAACAGTCGGTTCAACTTGTCAGACAAGTAGACGATCTGGTTCTGCTGCTGGTTGATGGTGAACTCCACTCGCTCCGCTTCTTGGTTGATGAGGCGGGTGAGGGACTGGATGTCTTGTGCTGGGTTGCTCATTGTGGGAGGAAGTTACTTGGAAAGGATGATGCTGGCACGGGTGAGGATCGCCTTACGGATTCCCCAGGTCGCATTGATGTTGAACTTAAACTGGGCCGCACTGTTGTAGCCCATATTGTAAGCCATATAAAGTTTGAGGGGCGTGGGCTTAATCCTGTTCTTCAGCATACGCTCTTCGTGCATCTGGAGAATGAGGGTAGCTGCCCATTGCGACATCTCGAAATCCTTGGCGTAGGCTTTCCAGTCTGCGGACAGCACCAAGTCGTGGGTGCTTTTCTTGACCCGGCAATAGGCGACAGCATCGGCCCAAGCCTCACGTCCGATCTGGAACGCGCCAAGACTTTTGCCTCCATCTCCGACTGCGTCTGGGTTGACGTTGGACTCAATGATGGCGACCTTGTGTACGAGGTCTTCCGTGACGATGGACTTGGCCTGGCACGAGCCACAGGCAAGGAGGAATGACAGGATGCTTTTCATAAGGATGTGAATGGTATGTGGACAGTGTGAGTAAGTGTCAAGAGCGATTCTTCACATTGTATTCGATGGCGATATCAGCGACCCGGTCACGCACGGCCTTGATATGCTTACACCGGCGCTGACCTTCGGGAACCTGGCTGTCCTTGCCATTGAGCCGGAAGACATACTCCTCGCACGTGCAGCTTCCCTTGTAGAGATCGACGGAGTGGGCGACGTTCTTGCGGGACTGACTGGTCACTTGCCAACGCATCGGGGGGAAGGACGAGTCGGTCTGCTTAAGCGTGTACTGCGGTGAAGTACTCACGGATTCTGCGGAGGAGGGCTTCGCCTGTTTCCTTGTTAGTAAACCTGTCGAGGAGTGTTGTGCCATTATAATTCGTAGTGATAATTGTAGGACGCAGATTGCTGGTTCGTTCGTCGATGATAGCGAACAGGTCGGACTCCATCCGGGCGGTCAGTCGTTCCTTCCCCAGATCGTCGAACGCCAGGAGGGGGACGTTGCAGAAGTAGTCCAGCACCTTGCCGTGCTTGTGTTCGTCGAAGCCCTTCTCAATTGCCATCTCAAGTTTACGCATCGGCAGCCACACGGCCTTGTCAGGGAAGTTCGTATACCAAAGCCGGTTGAACACCAGCCACGCCGTGCGGGTCTTGCCCGTGCCAGTCGTGCCGTGGAGGAGCAGGCTTGCCTTGTCACCCGGCTCCCACTTGTAGATTCGCTGGAGGTTATCGGAGAGGCGCGTGATGTCAGTATCGATGAACGCAATCGGGTAATCAGGATGACGCTCAAGGAAGACGTGACCGAACTTCTCAAAGACCTTGGCGTAGTCGAAAGGGTAATCCCAGTATGTCGTTACCCCCGTGTCAGCGCAAGTCTTGCACGTGAAATACTTGGTTACGAACTGGTTCTTCCCGGTGTCGAACACAGGAGTCAACGGCCCCTTGCACCCGTTGCAGAACGGCTTGTGTTTAGCGTCCATCGTTCTTGATCGTCTTGTCGTAGGTCTGCCAGCCGTTCTCGGTGTAGGCCCGGATGGTGCAGTTGATGGTCTTGTCGTCCCACCAGATGAGGATGGTGATGTCGTCGCTTGTGACGCTGACGTTGCCGTGACCTGGCATCACGAAGTCCTCGATGGCGTTGACGAACTGGTTGTCGGCCCAAGCCTCGAAACCAAGCCGGTTGATTTGGTCTTTAGAATCCATTGTTGTGGTCTTCACGGGTTAAGATTTTGGAAAAAGATTTACTATTCTTTACCTTCTCTGGGAACAGTCCCTGCCAGTCATTAGCGATGGATCGGTTGATGCAGTCAACGCATTCCGTTTCGGTCAGACCCTTGAGCATAGCGAGCTGCTTCTCTTGGGCGAACCGGGACAGGCGCTTCTTGGTCTTCGTCCGATAGTTAACCCACTCACCCCAGGCTCGTTTGAACAACTCTCCGTGAGGCAGTTCAAGGGGTAAGGGGTTTGTATCTATCTCTTTGTTATTCTCTTTTCTACTCTTGGGTGACAGATTGGCGTGAGGGTCACGACAACTTGGCGTGAGGGTCACGTCAGATTGGCGTGAGGGGGAGGAGGCCGAATACGATCCGATAGTCTGCACCCTGCGCTGGTTACCAGCCGCCTCGTTGATGACCTTGATAACCAGACCTACCTCCTCCAGCCGGGACAGGTATCGCTGGATTGCCCTCTCGCTGACGCTCAGACGGCTCGCAAGCCAGTCGTTGGATGCCCAGCACCCCTTGCCCCCGTCCAAGACCTCCAGAAGCCCGTAGAGGCACTTCTCCTCCAGGCTCAGGTCAGGGCGTGAGAGGACAGCCCCTGGAATCCAGAGGCCGAACCCTTCCTTTGGTTGGCTCACGAGAGGTTATCTCCCAGCGTGAGGGTGAGAGGCTTCCCGAAGTTGAAGCCGGGGAAGATGCCAGACTCGTGGCACTCGTTGTACAGGCGATAGTATTCGTCCAGTCGGAGTTCGGCGTGGGCGAGCCAGCCTTCATCGAGGATGACCTTGGCGCAGTCGTGAGCAGCCGTCTCCGTCTCGGTGAAGTACAGGGCCATCTCCTTGGGCGACTTGTTCAGCACGATCTGCAGACAGCGACGATAGTGAACGAGCTGCAAGTCGTAGCCCCGGTCACGGATATCCCAGAACAGTTGCTTCTTGGTGAGAGCCTTGCCGTAGGTCTTCACGTCCCCCAGATAAATCTCATCGCCATCCATCGCCAGGATATCGATGCGAGCCTTCATCGGGAAGCCGTACTTGGGATGCTTGCAGAACAGGGTGACCTCGGTGTCGATGCCGGTGCGACCCATCAGTTCGATGAAGTACGGGTTGTTCTTGAGGGCTTCAGCCGTGGCCTTGCCCTGCTCCATCGAGGAGGGGGACAGCAGGATGCCATCGGGGTGAGCCTTGCGCCACTCGTCACGGGCCTTCTTGCTACCTTCCCCGGTGGTGGGGAGGCAGGCGAAGTTCTCCAGAGTGCCTTGGTCGATGGTGAGGGCGTGGACGTAGTTCCCCAGATCGGTGGCAGCAGACGACTCGAAAGTGTCCGTCTGTGCGTACAGCGGGGAGACGTTGAACTTCTTCAGGAAAGAAGCGTTCACGCCGGGGTTCTTCTTGTAGTCAGCGAACGACAGTCCGCTGATGATTTGGTTGTATTTGCTCATAGGTGAGAGGAGGGGTTGTTACTCAACGTAATCGTTAATGTCAATGACAACTTGCGGGGTTTCTGAATGAATCTTTCGGAGGATAAGTTCGACGATCAGGTTATCGTCCTTCAGCCAACCGGCTTCAGTCATACAATCCAGCACAGACTTAGCCAGGTTGTCCACGTCCGGGCGGGTGACCTTTACTATGCTATGCCCCAGTTTAGCCGTGGCCTTGGTGTGGGGGTAGACGAAGACGATGCCCACTGTGGTCGGCCCCTCGTGGGTCTTGATCGAGTACTTATGCTTGGCCTCCTTCAGCATAGTCGTGAACGCCACGCTCCACTTCTTGGCGGAGGACTTAGCCATCTTGCCGATGAACGACCTCCCGTCACGGGTCTTGAGGATGCGAAGCGCAGCTTGATGGGTGGGTGGGGGTTCGATGCGAAGTGAGATGGTAGCCATACGATGTGTTACTCCGGCTTGATTCCATTGGTCAAGTCGGCATATTGACTTTATGGATACCGACCCGAAGTTTGAACGACTGGCAGAGAACAACCCGGACGCTGGCAAGAAATTGCCCAAGGCGACAGTGAAGCGTATCGAGGAGCTGCTCAAGCAGGGCGTACCCTCTCAAGAGACTGCCAAGATGACTGCGGTTGAGCCGAAGACAGTCACTGAAATCAAACATCAACTCGCTGATGCCGGACAACTCGACATCCTTTCGTTCAAGCGCAAGACGGCAGCTCGCCTCGCATCATTCGTAAGCAAAGCAACTGAACGCCTGGAGTCTGAAGTGGACGGCATTCCGCTGGGTCAACTGATGCTTTCTACCGCCATCGCCATCGACAAGTTGGACAAGTTGGTCGATCCCACGCCTACTGTGAACATCAAAGCAGAACTTAGGATTTCCGCCGATGACATCAATAAGTTGCTGGATGCCAACAGTTTGGTAATCGATGTTCCGGCAGCCGAAGAGCCGAAGTCGGAATAAAAGTAAAAAGATTTATTTAGTCGTTGACTGGGTAGGCGTGCGGTCTTTGGATCGCTGTCCTTCCTATGAGCAATCCCGATAACACCAAGACGATCTACCTCGTCATCATCAACAGGTTCTCGAATGTGTCCAAAGACCTTTCGACTGCCGTCTCGTACTACGAAAAACAGGAGCAGGCCGAACAGCACGCCAAAGAAATACTGGAGGACAAAGATTACATTACCCTCCGCTTTGGCGTGACCATCCTGCCCCTGACCATCATCACGCCCCAAGCCAGCATTATGAACATCTCCCACCCTTACGGGTACATTGAAACCAAGTTGGGCCTTAACCTCGCCGGACTCGACCCCCTCTCTCCCACCACCAAAGAATAATATGACTGAAGCAACTACATCCAAGAAGCCCTCGACTGTCGCAGAGATGGTCGAATACTTCTCCATCCTCCCCCGCGCCAAGGCTCGTCTTGAGCAGGCACTGACCGACGAGATCGTCAAAGGTCTGACCTGGAATACCCTCCGGGCTTTGGCCTTCGCCTGTCGTGACCCCAAGACCAGCGCCAAGGACATCACCCTCTCCCAGAAGGTTATGATGTACCGCAAGTATGACCGGCTTTGGGACTCCATCTCTGAAGCCACCCGCTTGTTCGGTGCGTCCATCAACGACGTGAAGTGCCAGCCGGAAGTCGGTGAAGACGTGGCTACCTTCCGCACCCGCTTCCTCCAGGCCGTCGTCGGCCTTAGCAAGTGAGCGACGAAGACTACCTTCTTTCCTTAGAAGCAACCAACCAAGAACTCGAAATGGAAATCCAAATCCAATGTGAGGAGAAAGAAATCCTCCAGAAGCACATCGATGCGATGAAGAAGCTGCTCAATCAGTTTGAGACGATTTGCTCCGGCAGGGCTTCCGACCCGATGGTCGCCACCATCAAGAAGTGGCGCACCCTCAAGAAGAAGATGAGCAAGGAGGAAATCGTCTGATGCGATACCTCTCAGTATGCTCCGGCATCGAAGCTGCGTCTGTGGCGTGGCACGATATGGGATGGACTCCTGTCGGATTCTCCGAGATCGAGCCGTTCCCCTGCGAGGTACTGAAGCAACGCTTTCCCAACGTAAAAAATTATGGCGATCTCACCAACTACGCCCAATGGGAAATCGAGCCAGGAACAGTTGACGTTCTGGTCGGTGGCCCCCCCTGTCAGGCATTTTCCGTGGCCGGTCTCAGAGAAGGAATGGCTGACCCACGTGGTAACCTATCCCTCATCTATTTCGGATTGGTTAAACGACTTAAGCCAAAGTGGCTTGTGTACGAGAACGTACCGGGACTCTTGTCAGCGAGGTCTGGATCAGACTTTTCGGCCCTCCTCTCAGCGTTGGCTGAATGCGGGTATGGGTTCGCCTACAGAATGCTGGACGCACAGCACTTCTCTCTGGCCCAGCGTCGGCAAAGAATCTTCATCGTTGGCTGCCGTACTGGAGACTGGCGACATCCCGCAGCGGTACTATTTGACGGCCCAAGCAGCTTCGGGCATTTTAAGAAGGGCGAGGACGAGGGGAAAGAAACTGCCTCCCCTTCTGGAGCAGGCGCTGGAAGCCCAAGCCGCATCAACTGCCAGCCAGACGGAATCTCCGGAACAGTCACCAACAAGTGGCACAAGGGAAGCGGAGGCCCAGCCGGAGACGAACACTACAACCTCCTCATCGGAGGAGTAAAAGGTCAGTCGCATTGGAATGGTAGCGACGTTCATCCGACGCTCAACCAGTCTCACTCCGGCAACGGCAGTCCTGGCTACAGCAACCAAGAGTTGTTCGCCCAAGGTGGTAGTGGCCTAGTCCCTGCCCTGCCCATCGCCTTCAAGGTTCGATGTGGTGGCGAGTACACCGGGGCCAAGGGTGGCGAAGTACGATCTAACGAACGTGGTGGCACTGGTATGCTACACTACGAGGACAAGACGTTCACTGTTGCTGCGACCCAAGACCAGTTCGTCGCCACGCCCAATCAGGTGCTGTATGAGAATCATCCTAACGACAGCCGTGTGACCGGCCCCCACGACATTGCGCCAACCATCGCAGCCCGTTTCGGTACGGGCGGTGGCAATGTGCCGTTCGTTCAGGACATCACCGCCGTCGCCTTCCAGCCGGGGAACCTGGCACGTCGTGCTGGCAGTGACCCGTCCACAGAGGTATTCCCTACCTTGTCCAAGGATAGTGGTGACCAGAACCCGCACGTCGCAACACCGATGGCGGTACGCAGACTCCTACCTTCCGAGTGCGAAGCATTGCAGGGCTTCCCGAAAAATTGGACGAGAATCTCTTGGAATGGAAAGACCCCGGAACAATGCCCGGACGGGCCGAGGTATAAGGCCATCGGAAACAGTATGGCTACCAACTGTATGAAGTGGATCGGCAGACGCATCCAACTCGTCGATGATATTATTTCCACTTTGCCACCCCAAGGGTAGGCAGGGTATGGGTAGGTATGCCCGACTACTTCATTCGCATCGAGCCAGCCAAGGAATATGACAAGGCGATCCACCGCCAGCGGCGGGACGGGTACATCACGTACGACTATTGGAAACTCGTCGAGGTATGCAGGCGCATACACGGAGAATCCTTTGAGGACGCAATCGAATGGGTAGAGTACAACATCTTGGGACTGAACGACAGCGAGGAGTCATACTTCGGGGTAAGGTACGCAGACCCAGAGACTCCCTCCAAGGTACGTCGCAAGGTACGCAAGGTAGGCAGACGCAAGAGGTAGGTAGGGTAGGTAGGCTTAAGGTATGCTGGGTAGGCAGACACGCATACGTGCGTCACGCAGATAAAGCTGCCGTCCGGCGCAACAAGACCGGCCTGGCGACTTATGACTACGATCTGCTGGTAGCTGCCGTCTCGTCCTGGCATACATCCCGGCACGACGCAATCGAGTGGGTCCATAAGCACGTGCTTCCCTTGGCTGACCTGGATAAACCGGCCCTCCGAATCGTTTATAAAAAAGATTAACTCTGACGTTGACGATGTCCTGAACGTCTGATTCTGTGTGTGCCTTCCCACCCAGCACACATATGAAATACATCGTAAAACTGAACGTCGATACCATCGCTCTCATCGCTCTGTACAACAAGGCGAAGGTAGCGAAGAATGAAGCACTCGTCCATCGTGACTTGGTCGCCAACACGATCAAGCTGCCGTCTGGTCGCACTCGTAACGGAGGCAAGCAGGACCTGGCTGATGCCCAAGAGAAGTTCGAGACCGCCTATAAGGAGTATATGTCGTGCTACAATATGGCAACGGCACACATTCGTAACGACGTTATGGTCACTCGTCGCCAGCATATCATCGATACTCTCGATATGGCAATTCATCACGCTCCTAACAACGTGACCGAACACGTGCGTGTCGCGGCGCGTAACTGTTTCGTCGAACGTGCCATTCAGACCATCACGTGCAAGGGGTACTCGTTTGATGTTAACTGTGATATCGAGTACGACGGATTGTCTGTCAACGTATGGCCCAAGGGAGAAGGACGTTCCATTGGCGGAGGCGTTGTCAATGTTCGGCGCAAGCACAACTATGCGTACAATCGTGAACTTGAGAAGAAGATGGATGAGACTACGTCGGTCGCAATTGTCGGAGACGAGCTGCACGTCGAGTTGCCGGACGATTATCGTGATGGAGGTTACACGATCTCCTTCCAAAGTCGTTCCGACCTGGATGTTGATTACGCACGTGCGGCCTTCTTCATTTTCGATGCGTGTGTGGACATCGCCAATTACTTCAACTGTTACGTCGTCGAGTCCGCCATCGCCCACGCTACGTACAAGGCAATCTCGTAATAACTTCCCACACACACGCATATGAGCAAAAAGAAAATCAAGGTAGGCGAGGCGATGACCGACGACGATCTCCTCAATATCATCGGCCCGATTGAGGAGTACTGCGATGACTGTGGCGAGGTACTTGGCGACCATCGTGTCGTGTTCGTCGCACTTCCCTTCAACGTGTCGTCCGCAAGCAAGGGAGAGTCTGCTTGTATCTGCGGCGCGTGTTGGGAGAGGCACAAGGCAACCAAGTATTGGGAAACCAACGACACGAAATAATCCTATGAGCAAAACATTCTACACAGAGAAGGCCTGGCACTTGTCTGCAATCGAAGACCCCCGGAATCCGTCCTTCGACATTATGGAGATTTCCATTACGAGAACCGGCGACACCTTGGTCATCGCAGAGAAGGAGTACTACGATATCGAGTCGTGCGACGAGGAAGGCGATCTCCAAGGCGATGAGTGGGTCGGTTATCCTGAAGAGCTGCTTGAATGCGTAAATATTTACAAAACGATTGACTGAACATCGTGCGCTTACTTACTATGTCTGCCTTCCCTCCTATGACCCAACAAGAACACGACAAAGCACTCCTCGACCTGGCACACGCAGTTGCGTATGCCTCTCGAAACTTCTCCAACATCGCAGTCCAGAATCTCTCGACCAAGTGGTTGAGCGATTGGGAGGAGCTGCAAGGCAAGGAGTACCTTGCCGATGCCGACATCGAGTGGACGGAAAAACGAATCCACATCCTCATCGAGCTGCTCGTCTCGTGCCACAGGAAAGAACGCAACTCCCTACTCTTGGCGCTTGCACACAACATCGACACCTATGCGTCCGTCGTGTCCACTTGCCCAGAAGGATACTTCTCAAAGGACATTGACGTTAGGGTCTCCAATGTTCTCGATGGCATCATCTAATTTCCCCAAACACACACAACAATGAGCGAACAAAAGAAACAGAAGAAGAAGAAGGTTAAGGTATACACGATCTCCGAGACGATTCACGTCTCGTACCAAATCGTCGCAACGTCGGAAGAGGATGCACAGGAGGCATATCGAAACCTGTCCAACGATGACTTCAAGGATTTGGTGATGGAGAGTGCGTCCAACAACTTCTGCGACGACGAGGTAGTTAACGACGAGGAGTACGTCGAGGGAGAGTATATCTTCATCGACAAAACCGAGAAGGCAAAGGAGGCACTCCGATGAAGCTGCCGATTCTTGAAGACGTGCCGGACGATCTCCCCATCGTAGACAAGTGTCTGCTGGTGGCGCGTAACCTGGGCAAGCAGGCCGGAGCGAACTGTGCCGAGTGGGTAGCGATGGACACGTTTGGCGGACGTTGCACTCGTGACCACAAGGAGAAAGCACGAGCCTGCCTCAAGGCGCTCGACGATTGTTCCGAGACCCACGTGGTACGCCTGCCCAATCTCTCTGGCGAGTGGGCGGACGAAATGACTCCTGCCAAACTCCTTGAGGACGTGAAGTGGCACACGGACGCAGAACGCGGCGAACACACGGACGAGGTAGACGAGGTACTCGACGATCTCTGCCAAGAGTGGGAGTCTGGAGTATGGGAAGGGTACGAGTGGAAACTCCGAGAGGAGGCGCTTGGGGTACTTGGGTAGGTAGGTAGGTACACACGTCGTACGCACACGGCACGGAGTAACGTCCGTGCCTTTTTGTTTTAGCTGCCGTCCGCCTGGCTCCGAGCTGCTCGTCGCATCCTGGCTGACTTGGCGACGATCTGCCGACACGTCGAGCTGCCGGAGGCATCAAGCTGCACGTCGCAAAACCGGCGACACGTCCGGCACGACGATTGAAGGTCCACAACGTCTGGCACGTTACGACCTGGATAGAGGCGCTTAACTTTTCGCACGATCTCCTGTTGACTATCTGGGGCGACGTGTCCTTATAGAAGACGCACAACGCACTATATGCATATCATACAAGAACCGACTAACGAGGCAGAACGCCAAGAGACTCTACGTCTTGCGGGTCGCCTCATCGCCCTATCCCTCTCCCCCTCCGAAGGGTACTCTCCGGCACGTGCCGGACGTATCCTTGGCGACGCAATGGTCGAGGAAGGCAAACGAATGATGGAACACGATCTTTCGCACGAGTGCCTCTCACTCATTGCGGACGCACTCCTGCAACGTCTTAACCAGCACTACGAGAACATTCATAACGACGAGAAGCTGCCGAAGACGATTTGGGGCGACGACATCGAGGCAGGAGGCGAAGACGAATAATCCTATGACCGACACAATCACTCGTGCCTCTCGTGTCATCAAGACCAAGTATCTTGGGCCGACCAATCACAGAGGAAGCAGAGTAAAGGCGACGATGGATTTATACGCCAATCATCCTGTTTCCGTCGTCGTCTCTTGGCAGTACGAAGGCGA